TGCGGAAGGTCGGGTGGCTGTGATGGACGATCTGGCGAGGATGCTCATAGAGTGCGCCGGAGCGAAGCGGTGCAGCGAATGCGAGGGGTACCCAAGCTGCGGGGGCGTACTGAACCTGATGCTCTCGGCGGCGCGGGAGATTGAGCGGCTGACAAGGGCACTGGAGGAATGCAAGGATGAACTGCGCAGAGTGCGGAGCAGCGATTGAGGAAACCGACCATCGGGGCGGCTGCTTCTTAAAATGTACGCGGCGCGGGCTGCGCGGGGTGCGCGGGCGCGTGGTGAGCCGGTACCCGGAGGGGTGCCGGGAAGCGGAGAAAATCGCGCCGCCGAAGTGGTGCGAAAAAACGAAAGGAGCAGAGAAATGATCAACGAACTGGCACTGCTGTCGGCGCTGAAGGAAGAATGGAAGGGCGCGGGCTACACCGTGGGACGAACCAGAGAAGAACTGCTGCTGAAAGGAATCGGCTGGACGCTGCGCTGCACCATGGAGGTGCTGCCGCGCAAGGTGCTGGCGCTGCTGGTGGAGCATCTGGGAGAGATCCCCGGAGGCGGAGACTGCTGGAATGTGAGCAAAAAAAGCGGAAGCCAGACGGCAATCCTACAGGTGGCCGACACGGAGTTTCAGGAAGCCATGGGAGCGCAGGGAAACAAAGCTGCGCCGACCCGGCTGACCTTCGGCGGCTGGCGGGTATGGCAGGAGGAGGAAAGCCTGCGGGTGCTGCTGATGAACGAAGATCTGACGAGCATCGTGGTGCTGCCGAAGGACAGCGAGGCGAGGGCGACGAGACGCGGCATTGTGAAGGATGCGGGTCCGGACGTGCTGCAAGTGGCAGCGGAGGCTGAGCCGCCGGAGGCGGAGTATCTGGAAAGCGTGCAGTGGAAATGAAAAAAGCAGAGGACATGACATCTGCGAAAAGGTTGATTGCGGCGCGGAAGGCGGCGGGGTTAGGCCAGAGCAGGCTGGCGGCTCGGTGCTATTACGAGCAGTCAACCATTGCCAATGTGGAGCAGGGGAGGGCGAGAATGAGCCTGAACCTTGCAAAGGCGGTGGGAAAGGCGCTGAATGTATCCGTGGCATGGCTGCTGGGGCTGGACGAGCCGGAGATCAGCTACGAGACGGCGGCTGCAGTGATTGCCGCAGCGGGGAAGGACAAGCTGCGGCAGGTGCTGGAGAAAATGGAGGAAAACACATGAGCGAACCAATTATCGCCTACAAGGGAGTGGTACAAGTGCGTCGGCAGGAAATTTGTGGAGGTGTGACACATGGAACAACTAGAGATTTTTCAAGACAATGCTGAGTACGATGCATTTGTCGAGAAATTCAAGCCGAAAAAGACAACAGATGATTGCTATACACCTCCGCTAGTGTACGATGCAATCAGAGATTGGGCTTGTGCGGAATATGAAATTGACCCACAAACGATTGTCCGGCCATTTTATCCGGGAGGAGACTATGAAAATTTCAAGTATCCAGAGGGGTGCACTGTGCTTGACAATCCGCCGTTTTCGATCTTGGCAAAGATCTGCAGGTTCTATCTTGACAGAAAAATCAAGTTCTTCTTGTTTGCGCCATCGTTGACGGCGTTTGGCTCGGCGGATACTGTGTTGCGGATGAACCACATCATTTGCGATGCGGATATTGTGTATGAAAACGGTGCTGCCGTCAAAACTGCATTTGTCACAAGCTATGGTGCGGATGTCGTGGCACAGACAGCGCCAAGGTTAGGACAAGCGATTGCGGATGCGATGGAAAAAAAGAGAATCAAAAAAAAGGAAATCCCAAAATACATTTATCCGGATCATGTGATGACGGCGGCAATGCTGCAAAGGTACAGCAAGTACGGCATAGACCTGAAAGTGTATCGCGGTGAGTGCTTAGGAATATCAGCTCTGGACGAGCAAAGAAAAAAAGGAAAAAGAATTTTTGGCTGTGGATTGTTGCTTTCCAAAAGAGCTGCCGCCGAAAGAGCTGCCGCCGAAAGAGCTGCCGCCGAAAGAGCTGCCGCCGAAAGATGGGGCCTTTCGCATCGAGAATACGAGGCCATAAGAGCATTGAGCAAAGAGCAAGACGCGGCGGCGATTAAGAGTACGAGCAGTGGGAATAACACGGCATCGATTCTCGATGCTGACGGGCAAATGTCACTATTTGAGGAGGAAACGACGTGACAAAAGAAAAAATCGTGCAGGCGCTGCGGGTGCGTGAAGCGCTTGGCTGTAGTTCTTTCAGCTACCGGGGGAGAAAAGAGCAATTTTGTGTAGATGCGCTAATACGGGATGCCATCGACCTGATCGAGGCGCAGGCGGCGGAGATCGAGAAGCTGGAAGCGCAGGTGCCGAGGTGGATTCCGGTAGAGGAACGCCTGCCGGAATCTGACGGGGACGTCTTGCTGATTGTGAACGGCAAAGTTGATAACGTTACACTTATCGACGCTTACGAGCTTGGATCATTCAGTAAATCCGAGGGCTGGATCCTTGAAATGTGGCCGGAATGGCAGGACCCGAAGGTCACGCACTGGATGCCGCTGCCGGGGGTGGATGTATGAAACAGAGCGGATACCTGAAACGGCAGGCGGATGTGCAGGATCGCCTGCTGAAAATTGGGACGGAGGTCGGGCAGCAGCAGGTCTTCGACGCGCTGGCACTGGCCTTGCGAGATCCGGCGGTCATGGGCGCGAAAGGCGTACTCGGTCCGGCAAAGGTCAAGACCGTGTGCCAGCGTGTACAGGAGATTGTGCATGAGTTTGCGGATGCATGGTCTCCCGGCCCGGAGCAGGATTACCAGCAGGACAGGCTTGACCGGGCGCTGAAGGACGTTTTTGGCGGGGATTTGCAGCTGTTTGCGGAAAGATATCCGTACATCAAAGAGCAAAAATACGGGAGGAAACAATGATGGGACGACTGACAAAACGTGCGGGAGGCACTGTGGTTTACGCCGGGGGATACAAACAGTACGAGGGCGGAGACATACCCGCCGAGGTTAGCCCGCAAGGAGTCCGCGAGCTGCTGGTAAGACTGGCCGAATACGAGGACACGGGGATGGCACCCGAGGACGTTTGTACGGCGCACGAAATGGCGCAAATTTATAGCCTCGTCGAAGAAAACAAGGCATATAGGGCAATGGGGATTCGGCTTGACCGACTAGAAGAGATTGCTTCCGATTTGGAGAAGAATTGCAGCCATTCAAGCAGCGATACCCTTTCAGGAAGGAACAAAAATACAGGAGGTAAAACAATGAAAAAGCTATTTATTTCGCAGCCCATGCGGGGCAAGACAGACGAGGAGATTCTGGCGGTGCGTGCACAGGCGAAACATGAAGTAGAAGCTTCACTGATGGAAAAGGTTGTAGTGATCGACAGTTTTATTCAAGGTGCCCCGGCGGACGCAAAACCGCTTTGGTACCTCGGAAAATCCCTAGAGCTGCTCTCCACGGCAGACATCGCATACTTTGCCAAGGGCTGGGAAGAAGCACGCGGATGCAGAATCGAGCACGAATGTGCCGAGGAGTATGGCGGCATCTGGATAGTCACATATGAGACGATATGAAGAAGGAAGATGGAGGTAAAAACAATGGAATACAGCAAAATTGCACTTACGGAAACAAAATGCGAAGCATCAATCAGAGATCAGGAGAGCATTTTTAAGCTGGTCGCGAAGTCGGAAGAGATTGCGAGGAACATTGAGGAAACTGTGCGGGTACTGGATGGCAACCTCTTTGGTTGCGGAGAACATGATACTCCGCCGGATGAACCGCGCTGCTTCCGGGACGTGTGTGCACAGCACGCCGAGCGCATGGCGCGCATCGACGCGATGTTAAATTCGATCAAGGAAAGGCTGGGCGTGTGATGGAGAGACTGACATTATTGCAGGAGGCGCAGAAGGGTGATTGAATTGAAACCCTGCCCGTTTTGCGGCGGAACGGCAAAGATACGGCATGATTCTGATGGCCCCGGCTATTCCTATGTCGAGTGCGAAAAATGCCGCATGAAAAGCGTTCGATTTATGCGTGCTTTTGAGAGAGCAAGTGATGAGGCCGCGGCAGTTTTTTGGAACAGGAGGGTGACTGAATGAGCCGAAAGCGATTCATCAAGCTGCTGATGTCGTGCGGCGTTGGAAGAAATCAAGCGGTGCGGCTTGCGGAACTCATGAGGGCGGCGCGGTATCCGTACCTTGAGGCGTGGATTTTCTGTCTCGAGCAAATGAAGATGTTGTTTTGCTGCGTTGAGGATGTGCATTCCATGCGCAGGCGCAAAGTGGAGCGGCTGAAAGAGAGGTTAGACAATGGCTGAATACATAAGCCGAGACATGGCGATAGCACGCCTGACCAAGGTAGAAGTGACCAACAGACTGGCCACAATGACGGATGCAAAGCGGGAAATCGCGGAGATGCCTGCCGCCGATGTTGCCCCGGTGGTGCGTAATTACCCGAATGTTCTGTGGACACATCAAGCCGATATGCTGGCAAGCCATGTCGCGGGGGTGTGAGTATGAGTAGTGAGATTGCTTTACGCCCTTCGTATTGGGCGAGTGTTTCAGGCGGCAAGGACAGCCTTTATATGCTGAACTACATTCTTCACAATCTCGACCGTTACCCGCTGGACGGGGTAGTTCATTTTGAACTCGAAATTGACTACCCGTTTATCCATGATGTGATTGACTACATGGAGTCTGAGTGCAAGAGGTTCGGTATCCGTTTTGGAAGAATTAAACCACGAATGACGTGGGAGGAATTGTATTATAGACGGTTTGGTAGCGGGAAAAATAGGGGTAATATTCAGGGTTTCCCTACAAGAACTGTTCGCTGGTGTTCTTACACTTACAAAGCCGATGCGAATCGGCAGTTAACCGAATGGTTAAATAGCGCTGGTTTTTATCCAGTATTTTATATCGGCTTTTGCGCGGACGAGGAAAACCGTTTCAAACGCAAAAAAATGGAAAAAGGGATTGAGAAATACCCTCTGGCGGAAAACGGTTTTACCGAGGACGGAATATGGGAGTGGGCGAAAACACAGCCGATTTTCAACCACTTCTACGAAACCAATAAGCGTTGCGGATGTATGTACTGCCCGATTTCCTCGTATCTCAATTATGCCTATCTCTATAAATATTATCCCGACCATTTCCAGTACATGATCGAGCGAATGCGTGAGACTGAGCGGTTAAGAGAGATGGAGCTTGGAAGACCATTCTCTGTAATTTCTTCCAATCCAAAATACAATGCAGATTATTTGGAAATGATTATCAAAACCAAGTGGTTAAAAAAGCTTGAAGAAAAGGAGCGAGAGTATGACAATCATAGAACCTTCTGTGGAGCTTGTCAACGCTCCCGATTATAAGACCCTTCTGACCACCATTCTCGCCAGAGCATGGAATAGGAGGGCTGGCAATGGCTGAATACATTGAGCGCGGAACGGGCGTGTCTATTTTTCGTGCAAAAGCAAACATGGCGGTTTTGATGGACGCTGCTCCGTATTTTGAAAAAGCGGCGCAGACGTTGGAGAAACTACCCACCGTCGATGCCGTGGTCGTTATTCGGTGCAAGGACTGTAAGTACAGTTGGGAGGATATCGGCGGACTGACGTGCGGATATGGCCGCTGCGTAGACTGCATCGTGCCGGAGGATTTCTTCTGTGCGGATGGAGCGAAAAGGGGGACTGCCGATGACTGATACCGAGAAAGTGGCGCTGTGCAAAATGTTGATTGGAAACTATGACACATACGATGATCCTGACAGCGTACCGGCGCTTGAAACGCTGGTCAGAAATATCGAAGCGGTGATGAACGTCGAGGAGGACGCGACAGTGGTGGATGCGGAGGAGATCCAAGCGAAAGTGCGGAAGCTGGGGGTTGAAGAATGGTATCAACCGGAGTATTTGTGCCGGAACTGCGGAGGCAAAATTATGGCGTGTGATGCTGAGAACCAAATTGCCGTGCCGAAGCGCTGCCCGATCTGCGAAGCGAAGCTGGAGCTGGAGGATGACACTCCAACGTCATGCGACGAATGTTCGTGGGCGTCAAAGTTGTATAGAAGCTGCACCTGCTGCCCGAGATACAAGAAGATGAAGGAAAACGGTAAGGAGGATTAAGATGCTGAAAAAAGTGAAAGCGTGGATAATACGGCGGCTTGGCGGATATACGCGGGAGGAAACGGAGCGAATGGTGCGCGAGGAGTACGACAGGCAGTACGTGCGCCGGCGGGCGGAAACCGGAATCGAAAAGCTGAGCGCGGAATATCCGGTGAGCGCGAAGGAAATGCTGTGCATTTCTCCCGGCGGCTGGCTGGCGCTTGAAGCCGCCGTGCGGCGGAAGCTGGAAGAAGAACTCCTGCGCAAGCTGGAAGAGAACGACCTGATCCGCTGGCAGACGAAGGTATACGAGGACGGAAGCGTTATATACACGATGGAGATTCTGGTGTCCGGGCTTGGAACAGTGGAACGGAGGGAAACGGATGAGATACATACTGATCAACCCGCGGAGGACGCCGGGCGGGGAGGCGCACTGGGATGCGAGAATACCGGCGGAAAAGTTGGAGATTGGGCTGACGCTCCGGCTGCCGGTAAACTGCGCAGACGAGAGCAAGGTGGGGCGAGTTGCCCGGTGCGTGGTGCAGGAAATCCACAGGCGGCACAACTGGATCAGAGTTGTGTACAAAAACGGGAGTAAATGCGCATCAGAATGTATGAAAATAGTGGAGGAGGAATGAAATGGGACGCAGACCTAAAGCGAGAATATGCAAATGCTGCGGCAAGCGGATGAATCCCCGGCGGCTGTGGATCTGCGAGGAGTGCCAGGCGGAGGGGAGGACGATCCACGCGAACGGGAAAATCAACACGGCAGAGCTGGAAGCGGTGGCGCGGGAGCGGCAGGCAAGCGGGCAGAACCCACTGGAGGGGATGCAGCTGGAAGAAGTCGCGGCGCTGGCGTGGACCTACCGGCGCGAAGGCTACGGGAGCTACGGAAAGCTGCGCGGATATGTGCACGCAACGGGGCGGCTGCCGGATAGGAGAGCTTGACATGGAGGTGCAATACATATGGCGGGTGACGCTGGGAGAAAGGACAACGGAGGTAAAAGGCCGGGACAGGCTGGAGGCGACCAAGAACGCGGCAAGAGCGCTGGATGTGAGATGGTCGAAAACGGCGCGGGACATGGAGGTGCTGCGGCTCAGAAGGGCATGACGCAGGGGACGGCATACGGCTACGTGTTCCGGGAGCCGGTGCGGATGCAGGTGCTGCTGCCGGGGCACGACCCGGTGGAGGTAAGGGCATACGCGACGATAGACGCGAGGATGCAGGCCGCAAGTCTCCTCAATGTGGACATTGCGGAGGCGCTGGAGGCAAAGGTGGCTGTGGAGACGGCGGCGCTCCGGCGGTGGCAGAAGCGCCAGAAATGAAAAGCTGGCCGGGGAACCGGCCAGCGATCGGGGATTGTATTACCGGCCCGCGCAGCGGGCAGGAAATAGAGGACCGGATCAACACTATATATAATACGCGCGCGCGCGTATTTTCGAGGCTCGGTAAAGACCTAAGTTTACGACCAAACCGGAAAGAGGGGGAGAGAATGAAGATCATGGAGAGAAAATACGTGTGCGCAAACGGCGTGGTGGAGCGGACGCGGTTTCCCGTCGGCGACAACGCACGCCCCAGATCCTCCCGGAAAAAGGGAAATACCTCCTATCGGAAGCAGGAGGCGAACTTTAACTCCAGCCTGCGGAAGCTGGCAAGAATTTTGAACTGCAACTACACGCACGAAAACGGACTGCTGATCACGCTGGACTACGATCCGGCGGGGCTGGAAGCGCTGTGCAGGAAAGCAAAGCTGACGGAGGAGCAGACTCTGTGGGCGATGGGCGCAAGAGTCGGCGAGATCGGAGAATGGAGGGCCGCGAAAAGGAAACAGGAGAGGGTGCAGGCAGAGGGAGAGAAAAACCAATTCTCCGCTGCCTGCGAGCTGCTGCGCGCGGAGGCGGAGAAGCAGATGAACCTGTGGCTGCGGAGAATCAAGCGGAAGGCCGGGGACCTGAAATACATTGCCGTGACCTCGGACGTTGACGGGGACACGGGCGAGGCGGTGCGCATCCACCATCATCTGGTGATTGCGGCGGAGGGACTGTCGTGGGATCTTTTGCAGCAGCAGTGGCGGCTCGGCTCCGTGGATATCCGCCGGCTGAGAGGGCAAAAGGATTACACGCCGGTGGCGGTATACCTGCTGCGGCAGGTGAGACGGCAACCGGACGCGAAAAAATACGCCGTCAGCCGCGGGATGCTGCTGCCGGTGATTACGGAGAGAGAGGTGCTGGGCAACCCGGAGATCAGAGTCCCGGCGGGCGCCAGCGTGCTGGAGCGGGCGGAGTATAACGAGGAGACAGTGGTACAGTACGTCCGCTATGTGCCGAAAAAGAGAGGACCGCGCAGCCGCGCAGAGGACGGAGGCGGCGAGCATGGGATTTAAAATGCAGCGCGGCCTAAAAATGCCCTACCGCAAGCAGGGGAGGATCTATTTTACGCTCGTCAACTACGACGACCTGCCAAAAAATCGACAAGACAAAATAGACCGCCTGATCGCTGATGCGGCAGGCGGCGATGCCGCATACATCGGCGCGCTGCGGGAATGGCTGCTGCACGACGACAGCGACGTGCAGCGCGTAAGCATGGACCACTACATCAGCATCCAGACGCTGTGCCGGATGCGGGAGAAAGTGTACAAGAGATGGTAATCGCCCGGAGGTCGTCCTCCGGGCGATTATGATTTGCAGTTACCAGCGCGCGGCCTCGTCAGCGGAGAGCAGCTCGGCTGCCATGGCGACTACATAAGCGGGAGCTTTGCGCTCGCCCGTGCACCAGTTGTCCACGGTGCGAAGCGGGATGCAGAACCGGGCGGCGAACTGGGCGTGAGAAAGGGAATACTGCTTACACAGGCCGCGGACGGTGGCGTGCGTCAGATCGTAGATGCTGCCGAGGAGGATCAGACGATCTACTGGAATGTCTGCGTCGTCCGGGTCGAGCCACACGTCGTCGCGGGACAGGTCGGCGATGAAAGCCTCACGGTCGCTGAAACAATAGGACGCGGCGCGGAGATAATCGCGGGTATGAGGGTCGAGCATGGCGCGCCTCAATAGCAGGGATTCCGCTTGTCCATCTCCCAGGTCTCGCCGAAGCGCTCGGCGTGACGGCGGGCGTACTCATCGAAAAACTCCTGCTCGGTGCAGGGGGAGAGGTCAGCGTGAACCTCTTCGCGCAGCTCGTCGTCCATCAGCTCGACAGCCGCATTGTAGTTGATTTCGGTGCCGTAAGAATTGATAACCTTTTCCATTTTAATTTCCTCCAAATGTTTTGTTTTGTGGGGTCTTGCTCTTTACACTTATATAATACCACTCAATGAGTGGTATGTCAAGCACTTTTTTCAAAAAATCGAAAATTTTTTTCGGCGGGAAGAATTGGAAGTAACTGCGGGGGCGGGGAGGCGATAATCAGGGTACAAAGGAGGGAGGATGCGTGCAGACAAGATACAGGCCGCGGGAGCTGGCGGAGGCCGTGGACAGATATTTTGACTCCATCCGCGTGGTGCGTCCGCTCATCCTGGAGGAGATCGACTATCAGGAGCAGCCGGACGGCACCTATGGCGTGACGCTGGATGCCTTTGGGCACCCGAGGAAGAAATTCGTCCGGCCGGTCGCGGCGGACGGAACGCCGGCGGTGGAGGAAATCTGGATCAAAAAGCCAAGTATGGCGGGGTTATGCCTGTTTTTGGGCATCCACCGCTCGACGTGGGCGGAATATGGCAAGAAAAAGGCGTATGCCGACACGGTGGAGCGCGCGCGGGGGCGCGTGGAGGAGTATCTGGCAGGGAAAGTCCTGGAAAAATCCTCCGCAGCGGGCGCGAAATTTAGCCTGCAGCACAACTGCGGCTGGAAGGAGCGGCAGGAGATCAGCCTCGACAAGGAGACGCGAGAGGTCGTGAGCAAAACAATGACGGCACAGGAAAAGCTGGAGCTGCTGCGGGAGCTGGGGCTGAGACTGCCGGGAGAGGAGAACGAAAATGACGATCGACAAACTGATCAAGCTCGCAAAGAAGCTGAAGCCGACACCGTTTGACGACGAAATCCTGTTGATGTGGGTCAACGAGATCGAGGGGATGGTGCTGAGCGAGGTACACCTTGTGACGGTGACGGACATTGCGCCATATGAGTTAGGAGAGGACGGCAGCCTGCCGGATGCGGAGCTGACTGCGCCGATGCCATACGACAAGCTGTACATGCAGTACCTGATGGCGCAGATTGACTACGCAAACGGCGAGTACAGCAAATACCAGAACACGATGCAGATGTTTAACTCCTACTACACGGAGTATGTGCATTATGTGGCGGAGGTGCTCGCACCGGCAGACGGGCGGGCGGAACTGCTGCAATACTATCTATCGGCCTATGCGATCGCCAAAAAGCACGGCTACACCGGCACGGAGGAGCAGTGGCTGCAATCCCTGCACGGCGCGGACGGACGGGGGACCAAGATGCAGTACCAGGGCAAGGTGATCCAGTGGGCGACGGACGGGACGGAGGACTGGCACGACCTTGTGGATATGCAGGGCATCCAGGACGAGATCACACAGGATGCAAAGACGACGATCACGGCGTCTGCAAATCAGGCGGCGCAGGAGGCGACGGCGGAAGCGACGGCGGCCAAAAATGCGGCAGTTGCGGCCAAAGACGACGCACAGAGTGCGGCGGAAACCGCAGGCAGCGCTAAGGACACCGCGACGGCGGCGGCGCAGGAGGCGACGGCGGCCAAAACAGCCGCAGCGGGATCTGCGGCCACGGCAAGCCAGCAGGCGGAAGCGGCGGCTGCGGCAAAGGAGGCGGCGCAGGACGCGCAGCAGCGCGCGGGAGAATCGGAGCAGGAGGCATATGACTCGGCGCTGGCTGCATCAAGTGCGAAAGACGCGGCGGTTGCGGCAAAAACCGATGCGCAGAACGCCGCGCAGGACGCGGACATCTTTGCGAGCGAGGCGGATTCCTCGGCGCAGACCGCGCAGGCCTGGGCGGAAGGAAAGCGGGGAACGGCGGAGGTACCGGCGACAGACCCGGCATACCACAACAACGCAAAATACTGGGCGCAGCAGGCACAGGGAGGTGCCGGTGCAGATGCCGTAAAGTACACGCCGCAGAGCCTGACGGAGGAGCAGAAAGCACAGGCACGGAGTAACATCGGCGTGACATCGGGCGGAGGCGGCGCGGGGAAGCCGGGCACGACCTTCTCCCCGAGCGTGAGCGAAGCGGGCGTGATCTCGTGGACAAACGACGGAGGATTGGAAAATCCGCCACCGGTCAACATCAAGGGGCCGAAGGGAGATCAGGGGCCGAAAGGTGAGACCGGCGCAAAGGGCGAGACAGGAGCGCAAGGACCACAGGGAGAGCCGGGGGAAAAGGGAGAACCCGGCGCGCAAGGCCCGCAAGGAGAGCCGGGCACGGATGCAACCGTGACGAAGGCTGCAATCACGGCGGCACTGGGGTATACACCGGCGGACGCTAAAAATGTGCCGTCCGGCGCACTGGCCAGCAAAGACAGTGTAGGCCTCGGAGGCAGCGATGTGACGGGGACGCTTCCAGTGAGCAAGGGCGGCACGGGCGAGACGAGCGTCGCCGGGATTATGAAAGCACTCGGCATCAAGGACTACATCACAGAACAGGGCACGAGCGGAATCTGGCGGTATCGGAAGTGGGCATCGGGCGTGGCGGAGTGCTGGGGAGACTACACGGACGAAAATGTGTCGATCACGACGGCGTGGGGGCAGATCTATGACAGCGCGGCGATGTATGGCTACTACAACTACCCGAGCGGGCTTTTTGTGGCCGCGCCGGTAGAGCAGGTGACCGCAAGAGCCGGTGGCAGCGGGAGAGCTCTATGGATCGAGACCTATCTTGATGCGACGGCGGAGCGCACAGGCAAATGGAAGTATGCCAGTGCAACAGCGTCAAGCGCGATCACGGTGCGCGTGACAATGTACTCCGTAGGCCGATGGAAGTAAGGCGGGAAGGAGGGAAAGCGGATGGAGCTTGAAGTAAAGGTGATCGAGAACGAGCAGCGGAGCAAGTCAAACACCCACCGTCTGGACACGCTGGAAAAGCGCGTGGACGAGCAGGAAAAGCTGGTCACGGCGATTTGCGGCCTGCAGAAGGACATGGAGCACACCAAGAGCGACGTATCGACAATTAAAACCAACGTCGATAAGCTCCTGGAAAAGCCAGCGAAGCGCTGGGACGGCGTGGTGACGGCAGTCGTGACGGCGCTGATCTCGGTGATGGTGGGCGCGCTGCTGGGGCGGCTGATCTGACCGCAGCGGGAAAGAAAAAAACCGGGCAACCGGTGAATTTTGAAAGGAGAAATGGAAATGAAACTGAGCAACAAGGTCTATGACATTCTGAAGTGGATCGCGCTGTATCTGCTGCCCGCGCTGGGCACGCTGTACTTTGCGCTGTCCGGAATCTGGGGGCTTCCCTACGGGGAGCAGGTTGTCGGAACGATCACTGCTGCGGACACCTTCCTCGGCGTGCTGCTGGGCATCAGCAGCGCCAGCTACAAAAAGGGGGCGCGTGAGCCATGACGGAGACGCAAATTCGGCAGAGCGTCGTAGCCACTGCCAAAACGTGGATCGGTTACAACGAGGCAGACGGCAGCCACCGGAAGATCGTGGACGTGTACAACGCGCACCGGCCGCTTGCACGCGGCTACGCGCTGAAGTACACCGACGCATGGTGCGCAGGCTTTGTGTCGGCGGTGGCAATCAAGTGTGGCCTGACGGACATCATGCCGACGGAGGTCGGCGTTTGGAACATGATCGAGCTTTACAAGAAGCTCGGGCGCTGGAAGGAGAGCGACAGCTACACCCCGAAGCCCGGAGACATCATCATGTACGCATGGGGCGACAACGGTGTAGGAGACTGCACCAGCGGAGCAAGCCACGTCGGCATTGTGGTTTCATGCGACGGCAAGATCATCACCGTTATTGAGGGCAACAAAAATGATGCGGTCGGATACCGCGAGATCGCGGTCAACGGCCGGTACATTCGCGGCTTTGGCCTGCCGGACTACGCAGGCAAGGCGACCGAGGCAGAGCCGGAAACGCCTGCGCCGACACCGGCACCCGAAGAACCGAAAAAGGAGGATACAATCACGATGGAACTGAGAATGCTCAAGCGCGGCATGAGCGGCAACGACGTGCGTGCGGCGATGCTGCTGATGAAGGACAAGGGCTATTATCCCTACACCATTCCGGCGACGGACAAGCTGTTCGGGCCGAAGATGGAGGCCGGTGTGCGCAGGATGCAGGCCGAGCACAATCTCGGCGTGGACGGCATGATCGGGCATAACAGCTGGACATATCTGCTCAAGTAATGGCACCGATGGCTCGCATCAGCCTGCCGCCCGCGCTGCAAGGGCTGACAAGGGGCGAGATGGAGCGGGTAATTGAGCAGGCCAATGTAGGAGCCGAGAACGAGCGAATTGCAAAGCTCTACTACATCGACAAGCTGCCGCAGGCGGATGTGGCGGCGGAAGTTTATCTTGCACAGGCGACGATCAAGCGGCGGCTGCCGAAGATCGTAGAGAAAATGCAGATTGCCGAAAGACACATGAAAAACTGACAGACCCGGCGGGGGAGACCCTGCCGGGCTTTTTATGTGCAGCGGGGGAAAGTTGGAAGTAACTGGGGGAGCTGATGCGGGAAAATTAAGAAAAAGAAGGCGCAAGGAGGTGAGCGACAGTGGAAAAGGCATACGAGGGCAAGGTGAGAAACACCGGCAGCCAGGTTGTAAAGGCACCGTATCAGCACGAAAACAAGGACAGCGGCAAGGTGCACACCGGAAACGACCTGCGGAGCACGGCAGGCGGAAAAAAGTAAAAAAATCTGGAGGATAACATGGGAGAAACCAATTATTACGAGCTTTTCGGCGTACCCGCGCCGGAAGCAGGCGGAAACGAGCCGGAAGCCGCCGAACCGGCAGCTCAGCCAGCAGAAGCATCCGAAACCGCAGAAGCGGAACAGGACGAGGGCGGAAAAGAGCCGGAGGCCGCCGAACCGGCAGAAGCGGGCGAAGGGAATCCGGGCGAAGCGCAGCAGAATGCGCAGGAGCCTGAAAAGGACGGGCAGGACGCGGAAACGCGCCGCAAAAACGCGGCGCAGCGGAGAAGCCGGGAGAAGCTGGAGGCGGAGCAGAAGGGACGGCAGGACGCTGCCGCCGAGATCCTACGCCAGATGGGGCTGAAGGACCCGAAAACGGGGCAGCCGGTCACGACGATGGAGGAATTCGCGGCGTACCAGCAAGCGAAGATGCAGGCCAAGGCGGAGCAGGACCTGAAGAACGGAAAGCTCAGCCCGGAGGTGCTGCAAAGCGTGGTGATGGCCTCTCCGGAGATGCAGGCCCTCCTGAAGGACGCGAAGGAGACGAAGGAAACCGCCGAAGTGCAGGACTTCACGGCGCGAAGAGAGATGGAGCTGGCGGAGATCCGGAAGCTGAACCCGGAGATCAAGACGCTGGACGACATCATCCGGATGCCGACGGGCGGGGACTTTGCCGACCTCGTGCGAAAGGGGTGCAGCTTTGTACAGGCGTACAAGACCGCAAACTTTGACGCAATTATGCAGAAAACCCGCGCAGCGGGAGAGCAGCGGGCGAGAAACGCTGCAATGTCGCAGGCGCACATCAAGGGTACACCGACCAGCCAGAGCGAGGCCTTTGTGGTGCCGCAGCAGGTGAAGGAGATGTACCGCGTATTTAATCCGGGAATCACGGACGAAGAGATCGCAAAGGATTACCGGAAAAACAGAAAGTGAGGAGAGAAAAATGGCATTTATCCCTTATACCTACGCCGACGGGCAGCCGACGCCGTGGGAATACAAGCAGGCAGCAGCGCTGGGCGAGATCCGGCCGGGACAGGCGCTGGTGCTTTCCGCCGGGAAACTGGCAAAGTGCAGCGGTGATAACCGGCCGGAGTACATCGGCATGTACGGGGGGACGGTCGCATCCGGCGACGTGATCCCGGCAATCAAGGTGGACGAGGAGACGGTGTTTGAGACGGAAAACTCCGTGGCGAACACGTCCGCAGCAGCGGGCAGCCGGCTGACCATCGACACCACCGGCACCAAGATCACGGCGACCGCCGGCGTGGCGGTTGAGGTGGTGGAGGCGCTGGACACGGCGGCGGGCGGTAAGATGCTCGTGCGCTTCCCGCGCATTCCCAAGACCACGGCCACAGGCGGCGGCGGCTAAACCGCCGGAACGAAAGGAGAGATGTAACATATGGCACAGATCATTCTGAGCGAATCCAGCAATATGGCCAACTCGCTCTTTGGCGAGATTCAGTCCCCGATCGCGGCGTTTATCGAGCGCCGCGACGAGGCATGGATGCACGACGAGAGCAACATTGCGGCCAAGATTTTCAAGCAGGTACGCAGCACGCACCACTCCGAGGCATTTACCGGCATCGGCGCGGTGGATACCTTCGCGCCGGTGGGAGAAAACGGCGCATACCCGACGGGCGGCGTGGACATGAGCGACGAGCAGAGCTTTACGGCGGTGACGTGGAAGGGCAGCTTCGCCATCTCCGAGGAGATGATGGAGGACAAGATGGACTCCGTGCTTGTGGGGCAGCCGCAGGGATTCCTGGACGATTACCACCGCAAGCGCAGCGCGTTCTTCGCGGGACTGCTCGGCTCGGCAATCAAGAATCAGGCGGCCTACAAGGCAAAAAACGTGGAGTTTAAGACCACCTGCTCCGACGGCAAGAAGCTCTTTGCAGCGGATCACAAGCCGCAGAAAAAGAGCACAATCCAGTGCAACGCCTTTAAGGACGCATTCTCCGCGGCGGCGCTGGGCAAGCTGGCGACCGCCATGCAGAACCTGACGGACGACGACGGCAACATGCTGACGATGAACCCGGACACCATCATCATCCCCAACGACGCCGAAATCAAGGCGGAGGTGTTCGGCGTGCTGGGCGCGCACAACGACCCCGGCACGGCAGCAAGCAATAAGTTCAACTACCTCTTCGGCGCGTGGAACGTGCTGATCTGGAACGAGCTGAACCAGTATTGCACCGGCGGCACCACCGTGCCGTGGATCCTGATGGACTCCGGCTACAACAAGCGCTATTTCGGCGCGGTGGACATCATGCGCAAGGACCTGACCGTCAAGAGCGAGATCGCGCACAACGACGCGAACGTCTGGAAGGGCCGCGCAAGATTCACGGGCGGCTTCGTGGACTTCCGCGCGTTTGCGGCAGGCGGCCTGAGCTTTGGCAATACCCTTTGATACATCCTCCGGCGGGGCGCACAACACGTCCCGCCGGAAACGGCATAGGAGGAAGAAAATGCTGCAAAACATCAACGTACTGGTAAGAGTGCCGGATCTGACCGGAAACACAAAGAAGGATCTGGAAGCGCAGCAGAGCTTTAACAAGCAGCTTTTACGGGCGCTGGAGTATCTTCTGGGAGAGCTGGACAGAAGCGATGGGCAGGCGGAGAAGCGCCTGCAAAATTTGGAGGGGAAGAAATGAGCAAGCTGCCGAGCATGAGATACGAGGATAGGATCAAAAAAACGGCGCAGGTGGCCTTTGGCGGTCTGCGTCACAGCCTTTCCTGCTCGGACGGCGAGCTTTACGATATGAAAAACCTGACCTGCAAGGAGTACCCGATCCTGCAGCCGAGGGAAAAGCGGTGGATTGCGGATGCAGGCGTGAAGGACGGAAGGTACGAGCAGACAAAGCAGGTAATCTATGCGGACAATGGGAACATGTGGGACGTGGTACTGTGGACTGATTGGCGCGGGGGATACGAGCTGCGGTCGAGAAAATGGAAAATATCAGTAAATCTGGGGCGAGAAAAGAAAGACTGGAAATTCATAAGATTTGGCGACCGGGTGCTGCTTCTGCCGGAAAAGTGGCTGATTAAGACGGCACTGGAGATAGACGGATATGTGTCGACAGACACTGAACTTCCGACACTGACGGAGGCGGATGCGGGGAAACTGTATCTGACGTCCGGGAAGGCCCCAAGCATCTACCCGGTATACCGGTGGACGGGCACAAAGTGGCAGTACCAGGAGGAGCTGATAGAGCCGCTGGAATACGAGATCAGGGTGACGGGCGTAAAGCTGACGGACGGGACGATCTACGGAGAAAAGGCAACGGCAAACACGCTGACCTTCACGGGGATCTCCTCCATGGACGGGTACCCGGCGGTGGGGGACGGCGTGGAGATCACCGGGCTGAGCACGGACGCGCCGGGGAATGACAAAATTGCAATCATACGGGAATTGCGGATTTCAACAAGCGGAAACGGGAAACTGGTATTCTCGGACAACTGCTTCAAGATGCCGCTGGGGACGGACGGAAACCCCGTGACCTCGGTGACGATCTCCGGAACGGTGACGCTCAAGCGCACGATGCCGGATCTGGACGGCATCTTTGAGCACGACAACAGGCTCTGGGGATGGAAGGACAAAACGATCTATGCAAGCAAGCTGGGAGATCCGAAAAACTGGAATGTGTTTGAGGGACTGAGCACGGACGCATGGGCGCTGGAGACGCAGAGGAAGGGAGAAATCACGGGAGGCGTGAGCTTCGGCGGATATCCGACCTTCTTCCGGGAGGATTCGATGATACGCATCTACGGCGCGACGGCGAATGCGTTCCAGACCTCGGAGATCGCGATGCCGGGCGTAAAAAAAGGCGAGCAGAACAGCATTGCCGCAGCGGGAGGAATGCTGCTGTATCTATCCAGCGATGGGATGATGATCTACGCGGACGAGTACCCGCGGGCGCAGGACAGCGTATTCGGGAACGGGGAGATCAAGGACGCGCTGGCCTGCTCGGACGGCGTGCGATACTATGCGCGGCTGACGGTGGACGGGGAGAAGGCAATCTACCGCTACGACAGCAAGCACGGCCTATGGATGAAGGAGGACGATCCGGGCGTGATCGGAATGACCTACGACCAGGGGACGATCTACGCGCTGCTGGAGCACAGCATCGTGCCGGAACAGTTCGAAAACCGGGCGATCATCGACCTGATCGGAAACGGAAAAATAGAAGGAATAGAACCGACGGAGGAAGCGGGGACCGTGGAGAGCTTCGCGGAATTCGGCGACTTTACCTCCGGGAGCCTCAACCGCAAGGCGATGAGCAAGCTGCAGCTGCGCATGGGGCTGGAGACGGGCGCGACCGTGACGATCAAGATCAAATACGACGGCGGGCAGTGGGAAACACTGTGGACGCTGACGCAGGGGATCAAGCGCAGCGTGCAGATCCCGATCCTGCCGAGGCGGTGCGACTACTACCGCATCCGCATAGAGGGAACCGGGATGTGGCGGCTGTACGCGATGGCGCGGGAGCAGTACGAGGGAAGCGAGATCCACTAGGAGGCAACGATGGAGCGCGGATTGGACGAGGCGGTGCAGGCGGCGCTGTGGTTTAAGAGACTCAAGGAGATCAGCAACGAGAAGTTCCTGCCGCTGTTTTTCGACCAGCACCGGCATCTGGTGCTGATGGGAGGCGGCGGCTCCGGGAAGAGCATCTTCGCCGGTCAGAAGATCATAGAGCGCTGCGCGACGGAGGAAAAGCACCGCTTTCTGGTGGTGCGGAAGGTCGCAAAGACCCTGCGGGAAAGCTGCTTTAATCAGCTCAAACGGCAGGCGCAGGAGCTGCATCCGGAGATGATAGAGAAAATCCCGAAGGGGAAAGGCTCGGACATGTATCTGCAATTCAAAAACGGCTCGGAGATCATCTTTGCGGGGCTGGACGACGCGGAAAAGCTGAAGTCCATCTACGACATCACGGGAATCTGGATTGAGGAAGCCACGGAGATCGAGGAGCGGGACTTTGACCAGTTGGACATCCGCCTGCGCGGCAACACGAAATACTACAAGCAGATCATCCTGACCTTTAACCCCATCAGCATCACGCACTGGCTGAAAAAGCGCTTCTTTGACCGGAAAGACCCGCGCGTGCTGACGCACAAGAGCGTTTACTGGGACAACCGGTTTCTGCCGGAGGAGGACCGGCTGACGCTGGAGGCGATGAAGGAGACAGACCCGTACTACTATCAGGTGTACTGCCTGGGGCAGTGGGGCGTGCTGTCGCAGACGATTTTTGACCGGGAGACACTGATGAAGAAACTCCAGAACCTCAAAAAGCCGGAGGCGCGCGGAGAGTTTGACTACGGCTACAACGAGATTGCCGTGAAGGACTGGACATTCCGGGAGGACGCAGCGGGCGAAACCATCCTGTACCGCAAGCCGGAAAAAGGACACCCTTATGTGATCGGCGCGGACACGGCGGGCGAGGGGTCTGACTGGTTTGTGGCGGACGTGATAGACAACGCGACGGGGCAGCTTGTGGCAAAGTACCGGACAAGGACGGACGAGGATCTGTTTGCAAGGCAGCTCTACTGCCTGGGAATGTACTACAACACGGCGCTCATCGGCGTGGAGGTGAACTTCTCGACGCACCCGGTGAAGGAGTTGCAAAGGCTGAGATACCCGAAGCTATACCTGCGAGAGGTGGAGGACAGAATCACGAAGGAAGTGAAGATGTCCTACGGCTTCAGAACCGACCGGCTGACAAGGCCGACGATCATTGCGGGGCTGGTGGGAATCATGAGAGAGCACCCGGAGCTGGTGGACGACGAGGACACAATACAGGAGATGCTGACCTTTGCGAGAAACAGCAAGGGGCGGCCGGAGGCGATAGAGGGCGCACACGACGACTGCGTGATGGCGCTGGCGATCACCTACTACATCCGGGACCAGCAGGAAACGCGGATAGAAAAGCCGCGGGGCGAGCGCGTGAAATGGCACGCCGACCAGTGGGAGGACTACGACAACGCAAGCGAGGCGGAGAAGGCAGAGCTGCTGAAGCTCTGGGGCAATCCGTTCTGATTTTGAGGAGGGCAGCATGAAACAGAAAAAGGAAACCGTGAGCCTGTGGCAGGAGCGGCTGGAAAAGAATCTTTCCGCCTACGCCGCAGAGCAGGAAAAGATGCAGCGCAGAGAGGCGCAGTACAGAGGGGAGCGCAAGCTGACCCCGCTGACGGAGAACGACAGGAAGTACGGATACCAGAAGGAGACAAGCCACGTCTGGAACATCACGGCAGAAAACATCGAATCGGAGATCGACAGCTCTATCCCGATGCCGAAGGTCACGCCGATGCGCCGCGAGGACGAGCATCTGGCGCGGATGATAGAAAACATGCTGCGAAACGAGCTGGACCGGCTGCCGACGGAGGAGCTGAACGACGAATCCGAGCGCATCACCTACAAGCAGGGCGGCTGCCTGTATCTGCCGGAGTGGGACACGAGCAAGCGGACGCACACGACCGTGGGCGAGAACACGCTGAAATGCGTCCACCCGATGCAGTTTGTGCCGCAGAACGGCGTGCAGGAAATTGACGAGATGGAATATTACTTCTGGCTGATTCCGGTAACGAAGGGCTATGTGCGCAGACGCTACGGCGTGGACGTGGGCGATATGCAGGAGGAGATGCCGGAGGTCAGAAGCGAGGAGGAGAGCACCGCGGAGGATGTGGTAACGCTGAAGATCGCGGAGTACCGGAACGAGGACGGAGGTGTGGGCCGCTTTGCGTGGGTGGGGAACCTGGAGGTGGAGAACCTGCCAGACTGCCAGGCGCGCATCCTGCGGCGCTGCAAAAAGTGCGGGCAGACGGAGGCGGACAGCGCGTACATAGACCTGAGCGAGCCGACGCAGGACGGGAGCTACCCGGAGGACGCGGAAAAGCGGAAGCCGAGAAAGGGCGTGTGCTCCTTCTGCGGGGCAAACAGCTGGGAGGACGTGGTGGAGACCTCGCGCAAGGTGAGGCTGGACGAGCTGGACGAGCTTGGCGTAAACCCGGCAATCACGCAGCGGCTGAGAGCAGAGCACGGATTCGGGAAAATCTTCTACCGGCCGGAAGAACAGATAACGGAACCGGCTGCTATGGACGCAATGCAGGCACCGATGGGGAGCCTCGGCGCGCAGGAGGTTCCCATGCAGGAGATCGCGCCGGCGGAGGAAGCGCCGGCGCCGGAAGCGGAAAGATACGAAGAAGAAATTGAAATCCCGTACTACAAGCCGGACATTTTCCCAGCGGTGCTGCGCAGGAACGTGACGGCGCACGGAAAATTCTTAGGTGAATCGGACTGCGACAAGATCGCAGACCAGCAGAACACCATCAACCGCTTGGAGCAGAAAACCATAGACCGGCTGATGAAGGCGGGCAGCAAGATCACACTGCCGGATTCGACGCACCTGAGAGTTGACCCGCAGGATAACGGCATCTGGTATGTGGGCAATGCGTCGGATGCAAGCCTGATCGCGGTGAGAGACTTTCAGGCGGACATCACCCCGAACATGGCGATGCTGACGCAGGCCTACGAGGAATCCAGACGCTTGATCGGAATGACGGACAGCTATCAGGGACGGACAGACCCGACGGCGCAGTCCGGCAAGGCAAAGGAATTTGCGGCAGCACAGTCGGCGGGACGCTTGGAGAGTAAGCGCGTGCTGAAGAAAGCGGCGTATGCGCGAATCTTTGAGCGGATGTTCAAAAACCAACTGGCATACTGCGAAGAGAAGCGGCCGCTCAGATACCGGGACGATCAGGGGAATCAGGAATACGAGGAATGGAATTCCTACGCATTTTTGAGAATGGACGATGCCGGGGAGCTTTACTGGAACGATCAATTCCTGTTCTCCTGCGACGATGCGTCCGGCCTTGCCACGAACCGCGAGGCGATGTGGCAGGAGACCACGGCGCACCTGCAGTCCGGCGCTTTCGGAGACCCGCGCAGCATTGACACGCTGATCCTCTACTGGACGAAGATGGAGGAGGACCATTTCCCGGGTGCGGGGAAGATCAAGTCCTTGATGGAGCAGCGCAGAGAGGAGCAGATTCAGCAGCAGATGCTGATGATGCAGGCACAAATGGCGATGCAGAAGCCGACGGAGATAGGAGGTTAAGCCATGGCAAGCAAGAATGACTACGAAAAGCAGTTGCAGGACGCGGCAGAACTGGAAAGGGTGCGGCAATGGCAGGGACCGCCTGCGGCGCAGATCATGCCGGTCAATCCGTATGTGGCGGAGCTGAACAGTGTGATGGGCGCGCAGCCCACGGCGCAGGGAGTAAGCCCCTACGCGGCGGAGCTGGACAGAGTGACGGGGACGCAGAAATCGACGGTGGACTATCTGCTGGGGGACGACGTGATCTCGGCCTACAAAAAGGCGTATCTGCGGGAAGCGGACAGAACCGGACGCGACACGCTGGGACAGTACGCGACCATGACGGGAGGGATCCCCTCGACGCAGGCGGTGGCGGCTGCCTCGCAGGCGGCGGACTACCAGAAGAGCAAGCTGGCCGAGCTGATGCCGAGCCTGTACCAGCAGCAGATCGAAGCGGCCATGAACCGCTGGAAGGAGCTGGGGACGGCAGACGACAAGGTTGCGGCGATCCTAGGCGTGCAGGTGGGCGCACCGACGGCAGACCAGACGTATCAAAACTGGAACCGGAAGATGCAGGAGGATCAGCTTGCATGGCAGAAGGAGCAGTTTGAATGGCAGAAGCAGCAGCAGGCAAAGAGCGACTCCTATTCCCTTGCGCTGACGCTGCTGCAAAACGGGCAGATGCCCTCGGGCGAGTTGCTGACGGCGGCGGGGATCTCGGCAGACGACGCGCAGAAGATCCTGTCGGCAGCGCAGAGCGCGGCCTACACGAGAAGCTCCGGCGGCGGAGGAGGCAGCAGAAGCGCGAAAACAAAGACGGTAGGCTACAAGGAGCGGCAGGAGCTGCTGGCAAAGCTGAACAAGGCGGGGACGATTGACGCGATAGAGAGCGACATTGCGTACTACGCCGCAGCGGGATATGACTACAACGAGCTTTACAACTGGCTGCTGACCTATGCGAACCTGACGGGAAGAAAGAGCGGGAGCAGCTATGACGGAGGGTACTCCGGGAGAAAAAATGGAGGCCCGAACAAGCGGCCGACCGTAAAGCTGAACTGAGGAGGCAGAAAGATGAATTATCCGAAGACCTTTGACGAATACATTGCACAAAAAAACCGGCGGGCCGCGGGGAATACTCCTGCGGCCTCCGGTGGTTTTTCCTATCCGGCGACCTTCGACGAATATATGCAGCAGAAAGGGCAGAATCAGCTGAATACGGTACAGACAGCGGAACGTGAAAAGTGTCTGAGCGCTTCAGGCTTTGACCGGATGCAGACGGACATCGGGGCACTGTTTGGAACCATGGACGGATATTTCCAGAGCAAGCACCGCATCGGCGCAAGCGGCAGCGGGTGGAAAGAGCGCGTGGGCGCGATGCTGCAAAGTGTGGAGAAGGAACGCGATTATTTCAACCGCTATGCGGGCGTGATGGGTGAGGATGGACAGAAATACCAGGCGCAGATCAATGCGTGGGAAACGCAGCTCAAGAGATACCAGGGTGCTCTGGAAGGAAAGGAAACGGACGAAGACAGCCTTGCACTCGGCAGCGGCCTTGCGCGGTTCCGGACAGAGGCGAACGACTACTTCGCCAAGGCCTCCGAAACGGAGGCGGGAACGGCAGTAGCCAACAAGGCGATGCAGTGGGCAAGCGGCGCGAAAAAGCTGCTGAAAGATGCCGACGAGGTGGAAAGCTACCTGAAAAAGAAGAACACGGCGGAGGCACAGGGCCTCTTGCAGCAGGTGCAGCGGTACAAGACGCAGCTTGCACAGATGCAGGGAACCGGAACGGGCGCACAGACAATGAACCCCCTGACGGGAAAGCCAATGGGCGCTGCGATCAATCCGAACCTGCCGCGCTATACAGACAGCACGGGAGAAAAGATCACCGCGGGAAGCCCCTACCGGCTGGGACAGGCGCAGGAGGCGGCGCAGAACGCGGAGCTTTCCGGCCTGATGGTAAAGAAAGCGGAAAAGGCCGACTGGCAGAACCAGACCGTGCAGCAGCACGAGGAATATATCCGCAAGGATTTCGATGCACTGAAAAAGTTCACACAGGACGGAACCTCTCAGGGCGCTGCGGAGAATATTCATGCGGGAATCTTCCAGGAGATCGCGGCGCGGCTGAACTACCTCCTCGCAAGCGGAAAATGCACGGAAGAGGAGTATGCGCAGCTGCTGGAAAAGGTTGACGGCTGGAAAAGGGAATATCTGGAGGAAGCAAACCACGCCTATAAAAACTACCCGAACAAATGGACGGGGGACGCACAGGGTGCGATCCGGAGGGCGGCGGAAGCGATCCCGGACAAGGGAGACGCGATGAAGGAATTCCGCTACCAGAAGTCAAACCTGACGCGGGAGAACATCCGATATAAAACCGTGGACGAGCTGCTTGACCGGATGCACTTTACCTACGGAGAGGGGAACTGGGGAAACTCCGCAGCGGAGAGAGCCGCGATCACCTTTATGGGGCAGGAGGTGCTGCCGGAATACCTGGCAAACGCGGAAATGACGCAGGAGCAGTACGACCGGTTTATGCAGCAGATCAAGGGGACGCCGAACGAGGCGCAGCTCCGGAAGGAACGAGAGGCAAACGGCCTGAATGCCAACCCGGATGGACAGCAGGCCGCGCTGGACAGATACAAGGAGATCGACGGGCAGACCTACCTTGATATGTTTGAAACCGGCAGCCAGAACGCAGCGGACAACATCATGCTGAAATATCCCGGCGGCATGGAGCAGGTGCTCACACGCGGGCTGGGCTATATCACAAAGGCGACCGGCAAGGTGCTGAATATGTTCGGCGAGAACCCGGTGGGGAACTACTTCGTTGAGGGCGGCCAGCAGGGAATCGACTACGAAAACAGGGACTGGCAGGAAGGAAAGCAGAGAGAATACGAGCAGGGGCGGTATGCCTCCGACTTGATGCAAAACGGAAGCAAGTTTGAGAAATTTACAGCCGGCATGACGAAGGACCTGACGCAGGCCGCGCTGGAAATGGCCGCAGCGGGCGCGATTGCCGGGCAGATCAGCGCGGGGAACACGGCGCTTGCGCAGCTCTCGCAGGGCGGAAAGTATGCGTCGAGCCTTGCAAACGCGCAGAAGGGCGCGACGGGCTACATGAAGTTCGCCTCACAGATGGCAGGCCTGATGAAAAACAGCTCCAACCTGATCATTTCCGCAAACGCGGCGCTGAACAGCTACGGCGAGGCGGAGGACAGCGGAATGAGCGCCGCCGGGCGGGCGGTGAAGCTGCTTGCGGGCGGCCTGATCGAATACGGGACGAACGGACTGTTCGGCGGCAACCCGATTGTTGACCCGGAGAATGCGGGGCTGATCTCCAAATATATCACCGACATGACAGACAACGAAACCATCCGGAAGATCGTTTCCAGCAAGGTATTCGACCGCATCGGCGAAGGTCTGGAGGAAGTGGCCTCGGCCGTTGCGGGCGCGGCGCTGGACTACGCGCTGACGGGCGAAACCGACCTGACGGCAAAGGAGCTGGTGGACGAGTTTACCGTGGGCGTACTGCTTTCCATGGTGATGAGCGCACCGGAGGACATTATCGACCTGACGGCGCGGGCGAAGAGCTATGTAAAATCCCACGTGATTACGAGGTTTGATGCGAACGCGCAGACGAGCCTTGAAAGTCTCTACCGCGCAATGACGAGATACGAGCTGGAATACCTCGCGGGCGACGAGAACCTGATGCGCATGAACGGGTGGAGCGAGAAGGAGATCAAGCGCGCAAGGAGCGACTGGGAAACGGTCGTAAGGGAATTTAACACGCTTGCAGATCGGCTGGAGGGTACGCAGAGCCTGTCGGACAGCTTCCGGCGATACGAACCGCCGGAGGGCTTCTTTGACAACGACTTTGTGGACGCGGATTTCCAGAACGCCATCCTTGCGAACCAGACGAGCGAGGCGGCGCTGCTGACGGACCGGGCGCTGGACATCCGGATTCTTTCGGAGCGGGAAATGATCGACAGCCTGAGAGGCAGCGAGGCGGCGCAGGACATCTATACGGCGCGAGATGCACAGCAGCGGCTTGACATTCTGGAACAGGAAAAGGCCGCCAGAGCGGCAGAACGGGCGCAGAGAGCGGCGGAACGCGCCGGGCAGGAAAACACACCGGCAGCGGAACAAACTGTGCAGGAAGCGCCGCAGACGGCGCAGGAGGAAGCCAGAAACGATATAGCGGAAGAAAACACACCGGCAGAGCCGGTGCAGGCGGAAGAGGTCACTGCGCCGACGGCGCAGGCAAATGAAGGAGGAACGGTCAATGAGAGTAATGGTCAAGGTGAAGAACGGACGGCACGTGTGGATTCCGCAGGAGAAGCTGTCACAGTGGAAAGAAAGCCAGAACGCGCCAATGACGCCGGAGCGGGAGAAGGTCGTACAGGAAATCTATCAGAAGCTGCGCGGAGAGGGAAGCTCGAAGAAAGAGTAAAGCGCTTTTCTGACGTTGCGCAGGACAAGCCGGTCAGTGAGCTGATGAGCAGCGGCGACCCGGACGCGCTGGTGGGCGTGATTCCCGTGCGGAAATACACGAAGGAAATGCAGCAGATGCAGCGGGCGGCGAAGAGCCACGGGATGAAGCTGACCTATGTGAAGGGAACGCTCTCCATTCAGGCGAAGAACGGCGAATACATCAATGCAAACGGCGCTTACGACGAGGAGACCGGAAGAATCTTTGCCAGCGTGTCGAGCGCGGAGTATGAGCCGGAGCAGATCGCGCAGCACGAGCTTTACCACGCGCTGATCGCGAAGGGAGAGGCAAACGTGGAGCTCACGCTTCAGCTGTTGAGAAATGAATTCTCCGACGAGCAGCTGATGGAAATCGCCAGAGAATACGAAAAGCTCTATTTTGGCGTTTATGATTCCGGCGCGGACGTCTGGGAAGAAATCTTCGCGGACGCTTATTCCGGGATGAACCGCTTCGGCACGGGGAAAATCTATCAGCTGCAGCGGACGGTTGCAGAAAGCACGCCGGAGGTGGACATCAGCGAACCGGCGGCGGAGATATCGGACGCCACGCGCCGGACGCAGGACAGCGACGGGAACGAAAAAGCCGCCAGGAGAGGCGGCACGAGGGCGAGTATTGACCGGTATAGCTATCAGGGAAAGTCCATGACAGAGAACTCGGAGATCTATTCCTATAATTTCCTGACGCATCAGCCGGATATGAAGGTTGTGGAGCTGCCT